GTAGTTATTATTTTAAATTCTCTATTTAAATGGGGAGTGTTAGAAGGTATGATAGCGCCACGATATGTTTTAACCTTATCGAATCCCGTTAACGCCCACAATGAAACGCCTCCCATTGCTATAATAACATTGGGATTTGTTTCATTGAGTTCATTGTGCAAACGTTGCAAGTCTTGCTCCATCTCCTGCTTGAGGTAACCTAAGGTGGTATTTGGGTAGGAGGAGCGCCACTCACTCTCCTTGCACAAAGCCTTATATTCAGATCTCTTGTGAAAAAAATTCTGGGGGTTGTCTTGCGCAGGCTTTAATTGAAAAGTGTGGGTGAGCATGCAATCTTCGATTTGTATCCCCGTCATTCTACAAATTTTGTTAATAATAAAATCGCCTGCAAGTATTTTATTTAGACGTACCTCATTGGAAGAAGGGAAGTCCATCACGATAGCGATCTTCGCCCCTTCTTTTAACTGAGAAGTAACACGTCTCCTTACAGCATACTCACCCATGATATATTAATGCTTAGTCAATATTCTAGATACTGAAGCTTGCAATATATCTTTGTTGCGACCAACCATTTCGTGTTTAATAATACCACTATATGTTTGGCCGATAGTTTGTTCAAGCATTTCCCCAAAGGAATTACCACTCATACCGAGTGTCTTTGTTAGAAAAGCTTTAAGTGAAATCACAGGATTACCCTGCCTAAGTGCTTTTTTGGTTGCCCAAAATTCCAACCGAGTGCCGTCACAGTTTTCTAAATCCGCGTCAGTAATATCAGATTCTAAAACTGCTTGTGCTTTACAGTTGAGACGCACAATTTGGTTTTGATTTTCACCAACTCTATCCGTACGATAACTTGTGATAACAAAATCATAACTGCCTTCGGGCAGAGTGATTGTTTCAGGTATATCATCAGGACTCATTGCTAAAAAGTCGTTAACATCAGCCATTATTTGCCTCCCGTTTTGATGTTGATTACATTATCCTTAGTGGATAATCTTTGTCGAGCATTTTTTTGAATCGAATCAAATAATTTCGCAAGATCTAATGCAGTATTAGGCTCAATTAATTTTGGAGCCGTTACCTTTAGATCCATGCGATGATCCGATACCGTACGTAAAGTTCGCTCGACACCTTTACTAGAACTTCTAGTATCTATTCTGCATACACAGTTAAAATATCTACCAATTTTAGTAGACAATTTTGAACCGACACTAGTTGGATATGCTTTCGACACACCCATATCGCCTTCCATGTATTGCATATGTGTTGTCACTACCACATTACACGGAACTTCTGAACCCGTAAGGTATTGAATGATGTGCTGAACATCACGCATGGCAGTTCCCCACTCGGGTTGACTAGCTTGATCAGTTGGCTTCTTGTTATTAAATACAAGTGCCCCCCTTAAAGCCGCCTCACCCATCAAGGTTAAACTGTCAATCACCAACACATCTTTAGATGTCCACTTACTTACAGATCCAAATTCTTCTTCCTTATCTTTCCAATTGGAAATAAGGTTAACCCCTTTACGAAAAGCATCTGCTTTTCCTATCGGGTCTTTCAACGTAACATAACTAACCTTGTCTATCGCATCTGGATTCAGAAATTCTGGAAGGATAGCCAAGCCATCATCATAATCCAAGATACGCAAATTGTATCCCGCATTGGCTAATGCCGATAATGAAGCCGTCTTTCCCGAACCACTATCACCTACGAGCAACAGTTTAGTTACATCAGTTGATATATGATCTTTAATACTTGCCATGTTTTTATCTCCTATAATTTTCATAGTCTATCATAAATAAAATAATTGTCAACAATTATTTTTTTCGTAATTTTAATCCTAAACGGATACGCCTACGATTGCGTCTCTTTTTAGAGCCGACCTTACGCCTGCCCTTATGACCTTTTCTTTTTAAGTCTGCCTTACTCATTGACCACAATAATTAGTATACACAGCCACTACTCAATAAGATACACAACAATATAATTACTGTAATTAATATTGTTACTTTTTCAAACCACATCTTTAAACCTATACATAAAAATTAATCACTCCCGTTAAAAAAATTGAAAAGGCAATGGCATTAATAAATATAATTGCTCTGTCATTCCACATCATACCCACAATAAACCAACCAAACACACCCATTGCATGAAAGAATAAATTGTATGGGGATATATCTAAAGATGTTAATACCATACCAATTAATAATATAAAACTACTAACCCATTTTATATACCATGTTAAGCCACCCGTGGGGGTAATTTTATTAATCATTTTTCCCCTGGTTCTGCTTGTAATCTTCTTCATCATCATAGTCCTCATGCATTGGGCATGGTATAGGCTCCAACTTGTCCTGCATCTCTTCGGAATGAGTTGGCATTTCCTCTAAGAATTTATTTTTTTGTTTCTTCTCATCCGAAGTCATAAAGAACCCCAGCTTCCTTGCAATTTTCTTGAAAATTAATTTAAGCTTATCACTCTTACTCATTATCCACTCCCTTTTAAAATTTCATTTACAAAACTTTTGTCATCTTTCTTTTCTTCATATTTAAATTTAGCATAACAATATTCACATACTACATATCCTTTATCAGTTTTATCTGTACTATCTATTTTATTATCAAATGTATAATAAACAATAGGATGGTCATCTGCACAAGAAAATGTTTTTGTATGAATTATTTTAGGTTTCATCTTTAATTTTTGGTGGTTTACCATAAGGATAAGTTTTTCTATGTTCGATATAACTCTTATGTCTTTCCCACCAATCCTCTTCTTTCTTTTTCTTTTCAACATTAGTAATTTTATTATCTTCCAAAATTTTTATAATCTCCTCAGTTTTCATTTGTTTTTCTTAAAAATATTTTCATCAACATGAATAACATTATCCACTACTAGATCAGCGTGAGGTTCCCTCGTGAAATCCTCATCCAATATAATTTTTCTGTGTTCGGGAGATTCTGCACACACTTCCCTAAATCTACATCCACCATAGTTTCCGCATGATGTAAAGTTCGCGGGATAATATTTGTTAACACTATATGCATCCGCCAAGCCAATGGCATATTGGGCATCCGTATACCATTCATCAATGGATGGCTGTGATACATTGAATATACTTCTATTAAACCTACAGAAATTTACTGCTGTCTGTACTGCGTCAACAATAAAACCTGCAATGTCCAACCCCAATATATTTCTCGCCGCCCATATGTAAGCGTAGACTTGATTGCTTGGTTCAAAATTTTTGAAATAAAAATCAGTAAGCGCGGCGGTAGTTGTTTTGGTATCACACAAGTATAAACGATTATCCATTTCCACTATCTTATCTATGCGTCCAGATAACCTATGCCCCTCACCACCAAACGGCACTTCAAATCTCTGCTCTAAACAGGGGGCACCATTGGGCATGGTTGCAATCTTTAAATTATCTTCCCAAAATTCCTCAGCTCTCCATACCATAATTCGTAAAGCGGCTTCAAGATTACGTGATTTTTTTTCAGATTGATTAAGACCATCACCACATTCTTTTATGATATGAGTTGTTGCCTCAAGCACAGCTTCGTTTTTACTTTTCTTTTCAAATTTACATCTGTCCAAAATTTCAAACCCATCGTGGATCGCTGATCCAAATCCCGTAACGGGAGCATACATTTTTAATTTATATCCCAATAGATTAGTCAACCTATAAAGTCTAGGACACGCCAAAAATGTAGAAAGACTTGAAGCATCCCAGATTATCTGACGAGGATTATCATTGTCATAAATATATTTTTTTAATTTGACTGGCTGTTTCACCACACACTCCTTTAATTAAAATAACAACAAAACTATACTCATTATAACCAATGCCGTTATTAAATATAGAAACAGTTGAGTATGTTTTATCATAAACTCCCGTTCCTTTTTTCTTCTATCGTTTCTTCGGCTCATTTTTTATATCTCCATAGGTGTCTTGAAAATGCCGTTGAAGTACACTCACCCT